GGCGCTGTAACGGTGTCCTACATTGACAATCTGTTTGTATTTAACGAGCCTAACAGCCAACGCATTTGGAGCGTGGATACGGTCAATCCAGCCAATGGTGACTACATCTACCCTCTGGTGTTTAACGCTCTTGACTTTGCGTCTGCTGACGGCTCTCCTGACGGAGTTGTGGCCATTAACGTGGACCACCGCCAAATGTGGGTGTTTGGCACTGACTCAACCGAAGTCTGGTACAACGCCGGTCTGGCCAACTTCCCGTTGACCAACATCCAAGGCGCGTTTAACGAGATTGGTTGTGTGGCATCGTTTTCTGTGGCCAAGTTGGACAACACCTTGTTCTGGCTGGGCACAGACGCCCGTGGTCAAGGCATTGTTTACCGGGCGCAAGGATACAGCGCAGCCCGTGTGTCTACGCACGCAATTGAGTACGCTATCGCACAGTACGGCAACATCTCAGACGCTTTGGCCTACACGTACCAAGAAGAAGGCCACTCGTTCTATGTGCTGACTTTCCCATCGTCTAACGCCACCTGGGTCTACGATGTGGCCACGCAAGCCTGGCATGAGCGTGCTGGATTTGTAAACGGCGCGTTTACCCGGCACCGCAGCAACTGCCAGTGCAACTTTGGCGGCAACATCATTGTTGGCGACTTTGAGAACGGCAACATTTACACTTTTGACTTGGCGGTTTACGCAGACAATGGCCAGCCCCAAAAATGGCTGCGCTCATGGCGTGCGCTGCCTACCGGCACAAACAACTTAAAGCGCACAGCACAGCACACGCTTCAACTTGAATGCGAGTCCGGTACGGGCCTAAATGATGGCCAAGGTAGTGACCCTGCCGTCATGTTGCGTTTCTCAGATGACGGGGGTCATACGTGGTCCAATGAGCATTGGTCTTACATGGGCAAGATTGGTCAATACTACAAGCGCGTTTTTTGGCGGCGTCTGGGTATGACGCTCAAGCTGCGTGATCGGGTGTATGAAATCTCGGGTACTGACCCCATCAAGATTGACATTATGGGCGCTGAAATTATTGCTTCACCAACGAACGCATAATGACCGCAGCCAACAACCAAATTACCGCGCCCCGTGTTGACTTCTTAGATGAGCGCACTGGAAAAATATCGCGTGAGTGGTACATGTTCTTGTACAACCTGTACACAATTACAGGTTCTGGTTCTGGCATTACGGCAATTCAAAATGGCGGCACAGGTCTAAGCACGCTGCCAACTGATGGCCAGTTGTTGATTGGTAATGTTGGCGCGTATAGTTTAAATACGCTAACCGCCGGTCGGGGCATAGCAATTACAAATGGCCCTGGTGCAATATCAATTGCCGCTGTTTTTACAGCGCCGATAACAAAAACTGCTGATTACACAATTGCGGATACTGACACCTGGATCATCAACAACAAGACCGGTTCGGCTTTGACGTTAACATTTCCCGCTGCTTCTTCATGGACTGGACGGTACATTACGGTCAAAAATCTGCAGGCTCAATTAGTTAATTCAGCTTCTAGCAACATCGTGCCAATTGACAGCACGACTGCTGGTACAGCAATCCTCTTGGCAGTTGTAGGAAATTGGGCGACAATGGTGTCTGACGGCACTAATTGGGTAATTATGCAAGCTGCATCGAACAACAATTTGCTACTGGAGTAATCATGGGACTTTTATCAACATTGGGCGGCCTTGCCGGTTCATTTTTTGGCGGCGGTCCTATTGGCGGCGCTATTGGTAGCGCGCTTGGCGGCGCTATTGAAGGCGACAGCGGCACATCAAGTAACGCAGCAAACGCAGCAAACGCTGGCGCGCAGTCAAGTATTGATCTTCAGCGCCGGATGTATGAAGAAAACGTAGCGCGCCAGCAGCCTTTTTATCAAGCTGGTGTTAATGCGTTACCGGGTTATTTGCAAGGTATTGGGCAAGGTGGAGACTTGGTGCGCGGGTTTAGCATGGCCGACTATCAAGCGGACCCAGGTTATCAGTTCCGTTTGTCTGAAGGCCAGCGCGCATTAGGTCACCGGGCTGGCGCTGGCGGCGGTTTGGTGTCCGGCAATTCGCTTAAGGCAATGCAAGACTACGCTCAAAACTCCGCGTCGGCTGAATACAACAACGCATATAACCGCTATCGCGATACTCAAGGTTTGCGCCGCAATGCGCTTGCCGGTGTTGTCGGGTTTGCCCCAACAGCCTCATCGTCTATGGGCGCGGCAGGTTCCAACTATGCTGCTGGCGCAGGCCCGCAAATGTACCAACAGGGCGTCAATACCGGCAACGCAATGATTGCGGGCAACCAAGCCAACCAATCAGCCTACGGTAATTTGGGTAATGCGTTGGGCAAGTATTTGAATAGTAGCGGCGGTATAGGTGGAGCAGGGGGTAGCGGTTTATCTCAGTCATACATGAATAATTTATCTATGGATGCAAATAATCAAATAGCTGCTGGTGGCATCTACTAAGGAACAAACATGGCTGAATTAAATTTTAACGCGCTGATTCCTGAAGGCCCACGCGGCTTCTATCAAGGGTTTGAACAAGGCCAAGATCAGCGCATTGCGCGAGAAACCAACCAGTTTAAACTTGACGAACTTAAGCAAGATCGTGAAGAAGCAATGCAGCTTCAAGCGCAGCTTAAAGGCATGGGCCAAGACCCCGACCTTAACAAATATATGGACACACTGATTGCCACCGGCAAACCACAGTATGTTCAGATGGGTATTGAAGGCAAACAAAAACTTAAAGACTTAGACGCATACGCCAAACTAGGTAACGGCGGGGCAACACCCCCAGCCATGCCTATGGGTGCTCCAGCGCCTGCTCAGTCAATGATGCGCGCTGCGCCTACAAACGCAATGGGTTCAGGTATGTTTGGCATGGAAGCGCCAACAAATGCTTTAGCCACGCAAGCTGCGCCTATGGCTGCACCAGCCGCGCCAGTTAATGCCTTGGCCCCGCAAGCACAGCAAGCCCAAGCGCGCATTACGCAATTGCTAGACTTTGCCCGTACTAACCCTCGCATGGCAAAGCAAGCAATGGACGAAGCAAAACTTTTGCAAGACCAGCTTGAGTTGTTCTCAAGGCGCGGCCAGAACGAACCGCCAGATGCAGTAATGATGCAGCGGTTAGGGTATCCGTTGACGCAGGCGGGCTATCAAGCCTACCGCGATGCACAACGTCAAGAACGTATGCTTTCGCCAGCCGAAGAACAGCAGCGCATTCGTATCGCCGCCGCAAGCCGAGCGCCTGCGCAACCTCGCGCAGAACAACCGCTTGAAAAAGTTGTTGACCCAACTACCGGAAAAATAGTTTTTGCAAGCCGTGAAGAAGCGTTGCGCGGCCGGATGACGCCCGCCGCTGCAATGGAAAGCCTGCCGCCTAAAGAAATTCAAAAGCGGGAAGCTGCGTATCCGCAAGCAACCGCCGCAGTTAAGGGGTTTGAAAACAAATCTACATCGTTTGTTAACGACCTTATTGCGTTGCGCGATGACCCAGGTCTTGAACAAATTACCGGTGCAATATACGGCCGTACACCTAGCGTGTCCCGTGAGGGCAGCCGAGCGCAAGCGTTGTACGATAAAGTTGTTGCTAAAGGCGGCTTTCAAGCCTTGCAAGATATGCGCGACGCATCCAAAACTGGCGGCGCGTTGGGTAACATATCTAACCAAGAAGGTAAACAACTTACCGCTTCGTTTGCCGCCATTGATCGTCGCCAAGACGCCAAAGATGTTAAAGCCGCGATTGATCAAGCAATTGCAGATATTGAAGGTTCTAAAGTACGTATGCGTGAGGCATATGATTCTACGTACAACTATAAATCTGGCGCGCCCGCAGCCAATGTAGTTACAAACCCGAAATTTCCTGGCTTTAGCGTAGGAAAACCATAATATGGCCCGCTTTAATGTCACTGCGCCTGATGGCTCAATCATCCCGGTTGACGCGCCTGAGGGCGCAACGGAACAAGACGCTATTGCGTTTGCTGCGTCGGTATATAAGCCATCCACGCCGGTAAACAAGCCACCCGCTACAAGCAATCCGTTGGT